GAACGGCTTGTTCCGATCCCGCTCGGCGAGGCTGGCGATGGAGAAATCCTGCTGCTGCGCGTAGACCGCATCGCCGCCGTCAACCGGTGGCAGGTCCAGCTTGGCCCTCCCTTCGTTCGGCGTCATCAGCGTGCCGCCGATCGCATCCGTAAGCGCCTTCACGCGCGAGGTCGTGTCCATGCGGAGCAGGCCTTCGATGTCGATTTCCACGCCCATGCCGTCCGGCAGGCCCAGCCCGTCATCTAGGCAGGCTTCGATGGCCTCAATGTAGCTTTGGAGGCATTGGGTATAATACAGCGTCATCAAGGCTTCGATCGACCCCAGCGCCGGAATATCGCCCATCCCGATCATGAAGGGCGGGACGTGGAAGGTCGAGCAGACGATACTCGCGCTCATCTTGAGCTGGTCGATCAACTGCGCTTCCTCGGCGGTGAGCGACAGCTTTTCGAACTTCATGCCGTCGCCGAGCACCGCCACGTTCCCCGCATTCTTCCCGGTGAAATTGCTGTTCCAATAGCGCTGCAATTCCTCGGCATTCTCGGGGTCGATTTGCCCCGGAGCAATGAGCAGGCCGCCCGGTTGCGAGGCGTTGGCAAAGAGCGTCGACTGGCTGCTCTGGATATTCAGCCCATGCGTCGCGGCGAGGCTGCTGGCATAGATTGGCGGGATGCCCACCAAGGGATGGAACAAGGTCGCGCCGCGGTCGTGAATGATCTCGGCAGCGGGGGCGACCACCTGTTGCTGGATGCCGGACAGGTTGTCGACGCCAAGGTCATAATAGATCGAGCCGTCAGGCGCGACGAGCGGCTTCACCAGCGAAGGCGCCAGGACGTAGAGGGCAGTGATGTCGCCCCGGCCGTTGCGGCGCTTCACGATGTAGGCGTTGCCGCGCGTCAGCTTCGACAGGAGCCACGATTCGATGAACTGCCCCCACGTTTGGAAATGATTGGGACGCCGCAGCAGCTTCGTGACATAGGGATGGGTCGCGGGCTGCCAGACGTCGCCGCCGATGTCGCGCTTCAACTGGATGCGCAGCTTCGCCACGTCGCCACTGATGAGCGTCTTGCACGCATAGACCGCGTGGTGCGCTTCGAGCGATCCCGCGTCGAGACTGACGTTTCGCTGCCATGCGCCCGCCCACGGCTCGCGGATCAGTGGCCACCATCCGTCACCCCGGCTGCTGACGGGTGACAGCGACTTGGTGGGGCCGGTGATGCCCCGGCGAAGCGTCGTCATGAGGTTAGCCACGAGCCATCCCCCTCGCGATCAGCGCCGAGCCTATGGCCGCGCAGCCGCCACCGACGAGCAGCGCGGGTCCGGTCCCGGCCATGACCGCCGTGCCGGCAATCAACAGGCCGGCCGCGATCAGCGCCAGGATGATGAAGGTGATGAGGTCGGTCATTCGCGTTCCTCCTTCGCCGTGAGGAAGACGATCCGGTCGGCGTTGTTCTGCTTGGCCCAGAAAGCGAAGGCCTGCTTGACGATTATCCGCGTCGTCGTCGCCCGGGCCTGTTCGCGCTGGCTCTCGAAAAATTCTTCGGCGTCGGCCATCTGATCGGCGTCGAGCCCGCTCTCGATCATCTTGGCGCGGTTATGGGCTTTGGCGCGGTCGAAATTTTCTTCGACAGCGACGGCGCCCTTCATCGCGAATTCGACGATCTTGGCGATGGCTTCGACGGCCTGTTCGTTCTCGACGATCATGCGGCCCTCCTTCCGGTAAGTTCGACTTCGGCGCGGCTGATCGGGGCAGCGCCAGTAATGTCCCAAATGTCGGTGCCGATGACGATCCGATCGGTGATTTTCACGCCGCGCGTCATGCTGTTGGACACCAGGTTGAAGTTCGCCGCCTGCGAGCCCTGTTCCTGTCCGGCTTGGCGACGCTCATCGCCCCGGCCGTAGAAAACAGCGGCCCATTCCTTGCCGAGTTCGGTCCAGACCTCGGTCTCTTGCCCATACTCATCCTGCACCGTCGTCGAGCGCTGGAGCGTTATGAGCGTGTCGCGGCGGCCGATATTGGTCATCGGACTGTCGGCAGCCGGAAAGGACCGGCCAGCGCCTTCACAGCGGGCGGCACCTCGTCGCCGATCCCGCGATTTTCGTAAAAATAGCCGACGAGCAGAAGCTGGGCCTGTTCGAGTTCGGGCGCGTAGGCGTCGTAATTGTCGCCACAGAAGCGCACCAGCCAAGCATTGGCAGCGGCGATATAGCCGTCGATCAGGTCGTCTTCGTCGTTGTGATAGACGCGGCAGTGCTGCTTGGCGAGGGTGAGGGTGACGCCCATTACGCGGTCTCCGCTTTGGCGCGGCAGCGGCGGATACGTTCGGCGGCATGGGCGAGGCGGCGCTTGTCGCGGGCGATCACCCTGTCGAGCGCCGCACCCTTCAAACCGCCTCGAGCGAGAATGGCGCGTACCTGGTCTTCGGCATCGGCAAGCAGTTCGTCATAGACGCAAAGCGCCGCTTCGATGCGCGTCGATGGCTTACCCATGATCCATGTCCCTCCTGTCGCGACCGTTGCGGCCCCGCTTGACGGCGAGGGTCCAATCGGGGTGCCGAATATCGGGAGCGGCGTTCGTCTCCCGGTTGGCGACGAACAGGCTTCCGTGGTGGCTGACCATCGCATCCTTGCGATAGGTCCGGCCTTCTTCGAACAGCCCATCGAAGGCGAGCAGGCCCTTGGTCATCGCATCCTCGAAGCGCCGCAAGCGGGCATCAAGGTCGGCGTCGGGTTCGATGACCTCGACGTGGCGGACGACGACCTCGATCGGCGCGGGCGACGACATGGGCGGGCGAAGGCGACACATGGGCATATCAGCGCGTCCGATGGATCTTGCGGATCACGAAGGGCTTACTGGTCGCTCGCTGTTCGCGACGGAGATGTCCGCGCGCCAGCATCACGTCAACCGAATGGATCTTCACCTGCCGCTCGGGGATTCCGAGGCGCTTGCGGGAAGCGGCTCGGCGATCGGCGTCGGCCTTCCATTTGCCGATGAGCCGTTCTTCCGGTGTAAGCTTGATGGCCCGATGTTTCGTGCCGACTGGCCTGTCGAGCTTCACGACGCGGACGCCGCCGCGGTTGCGCTTGGCGAGCCGTGCAGCGCGGGTCTCGAGGATGCGAGCGTCTGCGTTCGCCGGAATCGGCACGATCGACAGCTCTAGGAGTTCAACGCGCTTCCACCGCGTGCCGCCGCCGGGAAGGGCTTCGGCCTCGCCGGGTATCGGGCGGAAGCCCACCGAAACCGAATCCGTCACGCCCGATCGCACTTCCGCCCATGCGGTATCGCACCTGTCCTTGAACGTGCCGGGGTCGGTTGGCTTCGCGATGCGGGCCTCGAAGCGGATGCCGTCCTTGGTCGGCTTCTCGAAGCGCACCCGGCCGATCGGCTGATCCGGATTATGACCGCGCAGTAGCGGCACACCGGTCGCCGCGAACGAAATGCCCAGCGGGTCGATGATGTCGCCTTGACGGTCCACGCGGGGGCTGCTCGCGACGCCGCGCAGGATACGCTGATCTTCGTCGAAAGACCGAATTTCGAGGCGGGAAAAGGCTTTGTCCATGTAGCGATCCAGTCAGGCGCAATTTTCAACCATGCCCAATCTGATAGCGTTAGCGGGCCAGCAAACCCAAATCGCCGCGTAACAACCTGTAACAACTTCGGCGGATTTTTTTCAGAAAGTGGCGTTTCGGACCCGCCATTCGGCAATTTCCACCAGCGTGTAGAGAACTTTCGGGCCTATCTTCTTGCCAATGATGCGCTGGGTCATCGGGATCGCGCAGGTCCGCGTGCGCCAGATTCGCAGGCGACCGTAGGAGTGGAAGACCAATTCGGCGGCGGCGTGCTGATCGACCATGCCCGACCGAACAGCATAGCCCTTTGCATCGCACTCGGCTTCGACCGCGACCATCTCAACCGCAACGGCGGCGGCGAAGTCGGTATCGATATCTAGCTCGTCGAACCTCATGCAGGCCTCCTGAGCGCGACGATTGAATATTTCTTCGGCTTCTTCTCGCCTTCGTCACGCGCCGCCAATCCGCACGCCATGACGAGCGATTGAAGCCCGTCGATGCGGTCGATGCTGCGCGCCTTCGATAGCTTGCGGTTTCCGGCCGCATCGGATTCGAAGACCGCGTTCGATGCGTTCCAGCGGAGCACCGGGTGCATCCCATGTCGCAGTTCACGGTCGAGCAGCCGGGTCTCGAACTCATTGACTGCCGGCGACATGCTGACAAAGCCCTGCCCCCATTCTACCAGCGGCAGCGTAATTCCCTCGTTTCCGAGCAGCACCTGCAAATCCTTGAAGAACATCCGGTCGTAGGCGATGCCCTTGAGGTCGAACATGGCGACGATCGTGGCAAGGCGGCGAACGATGTAGGCCTTGTCGATCGCGGCGCCGGGGGTCGGCTCGATATGCCCCTGCTTCGCCCAGGCCGGATACGGGACGCGATCAACCTCGGCTTTGCGGTCGAGCCCTTCCTTTGGGCACCAATAGAAGGGAAGCACCGCTCCGCCATCGTCCGGGAAGAACAGCACCATCGAGGCCAGGTCGCGCACCGACGCGAGGTCGAGCCCGCCATAGCATGGCCTGCCGCGCAGCGCCTCGATGTCGACCGGCTCGCCACAAGCATTCCATTCCGCCGGATCGATCGCCTTCGGCTCGGCGTCGACACGCTGGTTCAAATACAAATTTCGGAACGGGTTTTCGAAGCTGGGCACGCGCTGGGCGCGAAGGGCGAGGGTCTTCAGGTCGGTATAGTCCCGGAAGATGCCGAGCGCCGGATTGGCCGCGCGCCATGCATCTTCGTCCATCAGGTCGCAATTCTCCGGCGCCGCATAGACGTGGCAGACGAATGTCGGATCTTCGATAATGCCCTCGTCGATCTTCTCGCCATAATCGATGAGCTCCGACAGCGGGTGTGTCGGCTTCGGGGATTGCGTCGAGATGACGATGCCCAGCGGCTCGGCACGCGCGCCCTGCGCCGTCTGGAGTGCATCCAGCAGGTCGCGCTTCGGCGACTGCGCCAGTTCGTCGTAGATCCACAGAGACGGGTTGAGGCCGTGCTTGGTCGTCGCGTCCGATGACAGCGCCTTGTATTTCGACCCCTTGCCCTTGCCACCGGGCGGGTCATCGACAACTTCGATCAGTTTCTTGAACCGCTGCGCGTTGACGATGGCGTCCATCCACGGCACGGCGTCGATGATCGCTTCGATCTCGTCGAAGATGATGGCGGCTTGGTCCTTATCGTTCGCGGCCGACACAACTTCGCCGCGGTTCTCTGCCTCTGGGCCGACGAGATGCGCGCAGACAAGGCCCACAATGAGCCCGGTTTTTCCGTTCTTTCGCGCCTCGCTCAACACCGCCTGCCGCACGATCCGGCGACCGTCGTCATCGACCGGATCATAGATTTCCCTGATGAACGCCTTCTGCTCGTCGATCAGTTTCATCGTCGTGCCGGCGAGAATCCCCTTCGTGACCGGCAAGGTTTCGATGAACGCGATGACGCGCTCGGCGCGCGACAGGTCGGCCGCTTGCCAAGGGTAGGTCTCAGGGGTATCGGAAGCCCGCTTTTTGGCCTTTTTGACCGGCCTCGCACCGACGCCGCGCCTACCCATCAGCGCCATCCTTCGTAATTAAGTATTTTCGATGGTCCCCAGCCGCATAGCAGGCCCCATCCATATCGACGGCCGACGTCCCCCCCGACCCCTGAGCATCGTGCCAAGGGTGCGCCGGATCGATCGGCGAGCCATCGGGGTTGCAGCCCTTCCTCGGCTTGCTGGTCCGCACGGCGCCAGCCTCAGGGCCGCGTGCCGTCTTTGCCGAGTGACATGGCCAGCATAGTGAGCGCAGACCGGACAGCGGCGGGAACGGGTCGCCACCGAGCCGGACGGGCTTGCGATGATCCACGACCGTGGCGACGACCACGCGGCCTGTCTCGGCTCGGCAGGCTTCGCATAGCGGCGATGCGGCAAGCTTCTGTCTGCGCAGTCGACGCCATCGGGCCGACGAATAGATGCGGTCATCATCGCGCTTCTGTCGAGGTGTGCGCGGTGCGGTCAAAGGGCCGTCTCCTGAAGGTGATTGAACAGGACGCGGCGCTTCTCATCATCGAGTTCACCGCAGAGCCGATCGAGCGCGATGTCATCGGCATGGCGGCGTGGGCGGAAGATGATGCTGGTCGCCCATGCGCCGCCAGCCGCCTTCCATGCGGCAAGCCATTGGGCGGGGTCGAAGGTGTCAGTCATAGTCAATCTCCTCGAGAAGGCGTTGAGCCTGCTGGCCAAAGGATTCGTCGATGAAATCGTCCGACACGCCGAACAGCCAATCGATGCACTTCTTGCGTTCGTCGTCAGAGAGAACGGAGACATCCCGATTGATGCGATCGAATGCCGCTTCGAACTTGGAGACCTGTGCGCCCATAGGCAGGCCGTTGAAGCCGTCAGGAAGCTGGCAGATTATCCCTCCTGGATGCCACGCGTTTGCAAAAACGCGCCGATTATCGGAATTTATTTCCTTCGTTTCTACGAAATCTCTTCCCCCGTTTAACGGAATATATTGTGGGGTGTTTTCGTCAGCTTTTCTGCGGCTCTCCGAATAATCGTGGTCACATGTCGCATCGGGCGATTGAACCGTTCGGTCACCTTTCGTTGGCCCCTTCGTGTGACCAAACAGGCATACGTCATCGTCGTTATAGATGACGCGGTAGATCGTATGACGGCCGACCTTTTCGCGTTGGAGCAAGCCCACCGTGACGAGCTCGTTCAGGGACGCGCAGAGCTTCCCGTAGCTACATCCGATCATCTCCCGCATTCGGTCGTTGCTGGCACGGCAACCCTGTCCCTTGCCCTTGGCGAGGCTCATGCGATCGTGCGCCGCTACGCATGTCAGGACGCGCATCTGAAGCCCTGATAGTTCGACGGCCATTGCGCGCAGAGGAACCGGTGCGAATAGGTGCGTTGCCGCCATCAGCCGCGCCCCTCTTCGGTCAGGCGGGCGATCTCGTCGAAATACCGGCGCGCGGCCCGTTCCTCGATCTGGGCGGCCTGCACGGCATCGGGGGGCAGCAAGGCCTCGATCTCGGCCGTGAGCAGGCCGCGAAGGATGCGCGCGGGCATAGCCTCGGCTTCCACCGTCTCGCGGATATGAAGCGCACGGCGCTCGCCCACTTTGCGCGGCTTCGTTGGCAGGTCAAAAAGCGCGACCTGATCTTCGGTGATCCCGATGCGCCGGAAATCTATGGCAACCTCGTCGCCCAGATGCTCAACCAGCTTCCGCTTGATGTCGAGGTCGATCAGGACGCCCGCTGGGTCGAGGTCGCCCACATAGAAGATGACGGCCGGGCGACCTGCGGCGGCGTGGCGGATATACTCGGCCGCCTGATAGGCCAGCGTCATGCTTGTGAAGCCGCCTGCGGGATAGAGCGACACGGCGAGGCGTTCGCAATCGGCCTGGATGACGCCGGCGATCGACCGGGACTCGCTCCACACCTCGCAGTAGCTTTCGGCATTCTCCCACAGGTCCGCGCGGTAGCTTCCGGAGACCCTGCGAAGGAAATCAGCCTCACCGTTGAAGGTGGCGACGTGATAGCCGCGGCGGGTGGCGTCGCTGATCCACGAGTAGGGAAGGCCGCCAGTGCGGCGCAGCTTGGCGATCCGGTCCTGCACCTGGGCATAGCCATGTTCGGTCTTCTCGACCGGTTCCGGCAAGCGCGGGTCGGTCATACGGTAGAAGACGTGGCGAACGCTCTGGGGGTGATCGGTGCGCAGCACGTCGAGAATCTGGCTGTCGAGTTGTTCGACCTCCGCGCGCGTCCGGCGACGGCGTTTTATAAGTCCCGTAGGATAAACTGTCGCGCCGCGCGCGGAGGTGGAGGGGAGGGCCATGATCAGCACCGCCGCCTGATCGGGAGGATGCCGAGACTGGCCCGACGCGCGTTGACGAAATCCCGGCCCTCCGGGG